CATCAGGTAAACGTTCAAAAGCAATATCAGATAGATCAGGTATGGAATTTCCATACAAAGAAATGGTAAGAGAATGGAATGGATCTCTTGTTCACATATCTGAATTTGAACCAAAACAACCACAATTAGAACCAAAACCACATGGTGCAGATGCAATAGCTTTAAAACATGTTAGAACAGATAGAACAGAACCAGCTACTACTGTTAGAATACCTAATAATGGTTTTGAAACTTACCAAGCAGGGTCTGGTATTATAAATGTATTTTCACCTGGTCATGGATTAACAGATAATACAACGTACAGATTTAGAGGACCACCAACTACTTCTGCAGGCACAGGTAGTTTTGTTTATGCAAATCCAGAAGATTTTGATGGCATATCTGGATCTAATATTGCAAAAGCTGCAGGATACACAATAAGAACAGGTAGATACAGAAGTGATGCAAGAGATGCATCAAGTGACTATATAACTAACAATTTTTTCTTTTTTACAGTTGACACAAATACTGCTACAATAGGAGAAGTAAAAGGAGGAGGCTACGGTTGTTCTGTTGGACCCGTGACTATTGAAGCATGATAAATAAAATTTGGAATTGGATTAAAAATTTTTTTGTACCAGAAAAACAAGACCCACATCTTACTTTGTATGAAGAAGTTAAAAGTCACAAAGTAGATAAAATAAATAGAAAACATAAAAAAGGATCTGAATAATGGCTGGATTAAGTGCATCAGGATTAAAAACACAAATAAGAAGTTACACTGAAACAGACTCTACTGTTTTATCAGATTCTGTTTTAGAAAATATTATATTAAATGCACAGTATAGAATTTTTAGAGATGTACCAATTGATGCAGATAGAAAACAACAAGAAGGTAATTTAGTTACAGGTCAAGAGACTATTAATGCTCCAGCAGGAGCTGTATTTATTAGAGGAATACAGGTTTATGATTCTACATCAGCCATAACTGGACCTAATATATGGTTAGAGAAAAAAGATATTACATATTTACAAGAGTATGTTTCTTCCACAGCATCTACAAAAAGAGGACAACCAAAATACTATGCTATGTTTGGTGGTGCAACAGGAGAGTCTGACACAACATCTGGAAGAATGATGTTTGCTCCAGTTCCTGATACAACTTATAAATTTAGAGTGCATTATAACGCTGCACCGGCTCTTTTAGAGAATGACGATACTAATTATATCAGTCTTAACTTTCCAAATGGACTATTATATTGTTGTTTATCAGAAGCATATGGATTTTTAAAAGGTCCAATAGATATGTTGACACTATATGAAAATAAGTATAAACAAGAGGTACAGAAGTTTGCTCAAGAGCAAGTTGGTAGAAGACGAAGAGATGACTACACTGATGGCGCTGTTCGTTTACAAATAAACTCGGCAAACCCATAGGAGATAAATTATGGCAATAACATCGGCAATTTGTACAAGTTTCAAACAAGAAATTTTAGTTGGTACACACAATTTTACAGCTACAAGTGGAGACACTTTTAAAATAGCTTTGTTTACTAGTTCAGCATCTTTAGGCGCTGGAACAACAGCTTATTCAACATCAAATGAAATTACTAACTCTTCTGGAACTGCATATACTGCAGGTGGAGCAACACTAACAAGTGTTACGCCAACAACTTCTGGAACAACTGCAATTTGCGATTTTGCAGATGTAAGTTATACTTCTGCATCTTTTACAGCTAATGGTGCATTAATTTATAATGATGATCAATCTGATAAAGCTGTAGCTGTTATCGCTTTTGGTGGTGATAAAACAGTTTCTTCTGGAACATTCACAATTCAATTTCCAACAGCAGACGCAAGTAACGCAATCATTCGTATAGCATAAGGGGGTAAAACCTTATGGCCAATACTTGGAACGAGTCAGGCACAACCTGGGGCACAGACCGTTGGGGCACAACCGATGCTATTTCAAGTGGTTGGGGTGCTGATTCTTGGAATATTGGTGGTTCATGGGGGCAAGCTACTGATGAATTAGTTCTTTTAACAGGACTATCTGCAACCACATCTATCGGAGATGTAATTTCAGGAGCTAATCAAGGTTGGGGTAGATCTGGTTGGAGTGAAGAACCTTATGGAGAAAGTGATAATCCTGTTGTAAATCTTGATGGTCAATCAGTAACAACATCTTTAGGTGATGTACAAGCATTTAATGAGAGAGGTTGGGGAAGACTTTCTTGGGGTCAAGCTGATTGGAATGAAGGAAGAGATGAAACTGTTTCTCTTACAGGCATAGAAGCAACTGCAAGTGTAGGATCTCCAACATTAGAATTTAAGTATCTATTAGAAATGATTGGTGCTAATCACTCGATGACAACGAGTGTTGGCAGTCTGCAAGTTGATGGTGAAATAGGTGTACCGGTAACGGGTGTATCAGCAGAATTTGCGACACCAACTTTATCTTACGCAGGAACATTAGTTGGTTGGGGTAGAGATGCATGGGGTGATAATTCTTGGGGTGAATCTCCTAATCAAGTTATTACTTTAGTAGGAAGAGAAGCAACTGCAAGTGTAGGATCTCCAACATTAGAATTTGCATATGAACTATCGGGTCAAGAAGCAACAACAAATGTTGGTAGTGTTAGTTTTGTAATTAGTCCTACAGTAAGTTTAACTGGTGAGGCTGCAACCGTAAGTGTAGGAACTTTAGGGTTAGCATTTGGTGTTAGTACTGAACCAGTATCAGGAGTGGCGGCAACATCTAGTTTAGGAACTTTAGGTTTAGAGTTTGGTCCTAGTCAAATTACAGGTGTTTCTGCAACAGCTTCTGTAGGAGAGTTAACTACAGGTGCTATAGAATTAATAGATTTAACAGGGGTGTCTGCTACAGTAAGTGTAGGATCTCCAACATTAGAATTTGCATATGAACTATCTGGAGTATCTGCTACAGCAAGTGTAGGAGCAATAACACCAGCTGATATAGTTCAAGGATTGACAACAGATCAAATTACGTCTAGTGTAGGTATTATTGGAATTCAGGCATATGCAAATATTGACACTGGCTCTAATACATCGTATACAGGTGTAACAACAGGATCAAATGATACGTATTCTGATGTTGCAACTGGATCAAATACAAGTTATAGTGACGCTGCATAGGAGAAAAAATTTATGGCATCAACATACACACCTTTAGGGGTAGAACTTCAAGCAACCGGTGAAAACGCTGGTACATGGGGGACGAAGACTAATACTAATTTACAAATTATAGAACAAATTTCTGGTGGTTTTACTACACAAGCTGTATCTGATTCTGGTGATACAGATCTTTCTGTATCTGATGGATCAACAGGTGCAACTTTATCTCACAGAATTATAGAATTTACAGGATCGTTAACAGGAGCTAGAAATGTAACTATTCCTATTGATGTTCAACAATTTTATGTTTTAAAAAATTCAACAAGTGGATCGCAAAACGTAGTATTTAAATATGTTTCAGGATCGGGAGACAGTGTAACCGTTGCTCCTGGTGCAGTAAAACTAGTTTATGCTACAGCTAATGATGGCACTAATCCAGACATTGATGATTCAGGATTTATAACTGCGTCTTCAACAGATACTTTAACAAACAAAACTTTAACAGCTCCAAAAATTGCAGACGCAGGTTTTATTGCAGATGCGAATGGAAATGAACAAGTAATATTTCAAACAACATCTTCTGCAGTAAATGAATTAGAAATAACTAATGCTGCAACAGGTAATCCACCAATCTTAGGAGCAAGTGGAGAAACTAATGTCGACGTTCACATTAAACCAAAAGGCAGTGGAGAAACTAGAATTGGAACAGGAGCTGCTGCAGCTACACTTACAACAAGCGGTGCTCACGATTTAGTTTTAGACACTAACTCGGGAACTAACTCAGGTACAATTACAATTACTGATGGTGCAGATGGTAATATTAACATAGCACCAAACGGAAATGGTGTTGTTCAAGCTGGTGGTTCCGCAGTAAAAGTAGCAGGTAAAGAAACTATTTGGGTTCCAGCTCCAGCAATGTATGGAGCAACAACAAACCCAGCTGATGCACAACAAGTTGAAACAACAGCAACAAGACCTGATATGAAAGTTTTAGACTTTGATAAAGATACAGATGAATTTGCACAATTTTCAATAGCAATGCCTAAATCATGGAACGAAGGTACTTTAACTTACCAAGTTTATTGGACACCTGGTTCTACAAATACAGGTGATTGTATTTTTGGATTACAAGCTGTTGCGTGTGCAGACAATGACACTATTGATGTTGCATATGGAACTGCAGTTGAAGTCACAGATGCTGGAATAGGAACAGTTGAGGATCAACAAATTTCAGGTGAAAGTAGTGCACTGACAGTTGCAGGATCGCCAGCAGCAGGTGAATTAACTTATTTTCAATTATTTAGAAACGCAAATGATGGTAGTGATACTTTTACTGCTGATGCAAGAGTGCTTGGAGTTAAAATATTCTTTACTACAGATGCTGCGAACGACGCATAAGGAGTTTAGAGTATGAAAAAAATAGATACACCTTTAATTACAAAAGGCAAAGGACATAAAAATCAAAACTCATCTAGAGGTAAAATGTTTGGTTATCAAGTCTTAGGATTTGGTTCTGGAGGCTCAGTAAAATTAAATGATGTTGGTATAGATATATTATTGGTTGCCGGAGGAGGCGGTGGTGGTGCACAAGCTCTCGGTGGAGGAGGTGGCGGAGGCGTAGTTTTAATCCCAGCTCCTAATGGAACAGAATTACTTAATCTTGGTGTTGAAAATACTATTGTTATAGGCGGTGGAGGCTCTGGAGGTACAGACGGAAGCCCAGCTAACGCAGATACTGGAGTGGATAGTACAATTGATTCAACTGCCGGACAACTTATTGCAAAAGGCGGAGGAAGAAATAGTAACCCAGGAGGATCTGGTGGTGGACCACCAAGAGGAGGTGCAAATATGCCTTGTAATGCTATTCAAGGTTGTCAAGCAGGAAAATCAGGATCTTTTGGTTTTGGCTTTGGTGGTGCTGTAAATCCATCTTCGAATCCTTGCGGTGGTAATGGAGGAACAAGATTAGCTGGCGGAGCCGGCGGTGCTGGTGGTAGAGGAGTCAACGCATCTGGACCTGGTGGAGGTCCTCCAGTTGGAAGTGCCGGTAATGGTGGACCAGGAAAAAATGTTGCACCTAGTTTTCCTGGAATAACTGTAGGAGCTAGTGGAGTAGTTTCTGGAGGCGGCGGTGGATCAGTTTATCCATTTGGACCAAATTTAAATGGTGGATCTGGTGGATCTGGTGGTGGCGGCAATGGAGCTAGTAACACTGCTGGAAATGCAACTGCTGGAACTGACGGAACCGGAGGCGGTGGTGGATCTGGTGGTCTTGAAGTTAAAAATTTTTCACCCTCAGTCAGTCAAGACAATGGTGCTGCTGGTGGAAGTGGTGTAGCAGCATTTAGAATTCCAAATGCATATCCTAATGTAACAGTTACCCCTGGAACAAATTCTGTAACTAGTACACCATGTAGTACAAAAACTGCTAAATTTACAGTGAGTGGAACTTTAACTATTTCTGCTTAATATTTAAATCAAATTAGTAATTATATTGATTTAAATTTTTTAAATGATATAAATTCAGTATAAAGATATATGAATTTATTTAACTATTTCTACTATTTTCAATCAGCTATTCCTTCTCGTATTTGTGATGACATTGTAAAATATGGTCATCAATTAAAAGATCAAGTGGCAGTCACTGGTGGTTATGGTGATAAAAAATTAAATCAAAAACAAATTAAAGATTTAAAAAATAAAAGAAATTCAGATATTGTTTGGATGAATGATAGATGGATTTACAAAGAAATACAACCTTATGTGCATCAAGCAAATGAAAATGCAGGTTGGAATTTTGAATGGGATTGGTCTGAATCTTGTCAGTTTACAAAATATAAAAAAGGCCAATACTATGATTGGCATTGTGATAGTTGGGATCGACCTTACATGCGACAAGGCAATGACCCATCAAACGGTAAGATTAGAAAATTATCTGTAACAGTAACTTTATCTGATCCAAAAGATTATAAAGGTGGTGAGTTAGAATTTGATTTTAGACAACATGATCCCGATAAAAAAAGAAAAACTGTAAAATGTAAAGAGATATTACCTAAAGGATCTTTAGTTGTATTTCCTTCATTTGTATGGCATAGAGTATGTCCAGTTAAAAGTGGAGAAAGAAACAGTTTGGTGATTTGGAATTTAGGATATCCATTTAAATAATATGAAAAAAGAATACCCAAAACAATTACAATTAGAGGAATATTTTAAATGTCCTATATGGTTTGCAGACGCACCGGAATTTGTTAAAGACTTAAATAAAGTCTCAAATCAATACATTGAAGAATCTAAAAAAATATCAAAACCGGCTATAGATGAACGTAATAAAAAATTTGGTGACAAAGGAGACATGGGTAATGTATTTCATTCTACTTCTCTTATTAATGATTCTGATTTTATGGAATTACAAAATTATATTATTGCAACATCTAAAAATTTATTGTTAGAAATGGGATTTAGTTTAGATGAACATAATGTTTTTTTGACTGAAATGTGGGTACAAGAATTTGCTAAAAAAGGTGGTGGGCACCACAGTTTACACACACATTGGAATGGTCATATATCAGGTTTTTATTTTTTAAAAGCAGATGAATCTACATCTTTACCTATATTTGAAGATCCAAGACCAGGTAATATTATGAATCTTTTACCAGAAAAAGATAAAACAAAAGTAACTTATGCAACATCACAAATTAATTATAAAGTAAAACCAGGTAGAATGATTTTCTTTCCATCGTACATGCCTCATCAGTACGCTGTAGATATGGGTTATAACCCATTTAGATTTATACATTTTAACTGTCAAGCTATACCAAAAGGAGCATTAGATGTCGTTCAAAAAAAATAAATATAGTGTTTTAAAAGGAGCTATCTCAAAAGAGTTAGCAGACTTTGTATATAAATATTTTCAAAACAAAAGAAACGTTGCAAAAGTATTATTTGATTCAAGATATATTTCACCTTTTACAGAATACTGGGGTGTATGGACTGATGAACAAGTACCAAATACATATTCACACTATGGTGACATTGCAATGGAAACTTTACTGCAAGAGGTAAAACCTGTTATGGAAAAGCATACAGGATTAAAATTAAGTGAGACTTATTCTTATGCAAGAATATATAAAAACGGAGATATCTTAGCTCGTCACAAAGATAGATATTCATGTGAGATATCTACAACATTGAATCTAGGTGGTGATCCATGGCCAATATATCTTGATCCAACAGGTAAAGAGAGTCAAGCGGGTATTAAAATTAATCTTGAACCAGGAGATATGTTAATATATTCTGGTTGTGACCTTGAACATTGGAGGGAAGAGTTTAAGGGCAAAGACTGTGGTCAAGTTTTTTTACATTATAACAAGGCAGGCTCTAAAGCAGCTAAAGAAAATAAATTAGATAAAAGACCTTTAATTGGATTACCTGGGTGGTTTAAAGGTTCTAAGTTGACGGTATCTAAAAAATAATATATTATTAAATTTACAGGATTAAAAATATGGCACATTTTGCAGAATTAAAAGAAATGACAGATCCTACTGGATTTACGTCAGATACACATCTAGTTGTACAAAGAGTTGTTGTTGTGGGAAATGATATTCCTGCAAACGGTGGAATTTTAGAAGACAATGATATGCATGTTGATGGCGAAACATGGTGTGTAAATTTTTTCAAAGGTGGAATTTGGAAACAAACTTCTTACAATCATAATTTTAGAAAAAAATATGCAGGTACCGGAGATGTTTACGATCCTGTAAAAGATAAATTTATAGGACCACAACCCGAACAATCATGGTCACTAGATAGTGATAATGAATGGCAACCACCAATAGATAGACCATCAATTACACAAGCAGAAAATCCTGAAGAATATTTTTATAGAATTTCTTGGAATGATACAAAATATCAAGCTGACAACACAAAAGGTTGGGAAGCTACAAAATCAAATGATACTTCAGAAACACCAACAGTTTATGACTGGAATGGTACAGCTTGGATAGCTTCATAAAAAATTTAAAAAATATTAAATACCCCCTCAAAAATAAAAAAGAAAAAGAGTTATGGGATGTAGAGGGTATTCTAAAAAATAGAACAAATAAATCTTTTAAATTTGATTTAAGACCCTTATCTGAATATAAAAATAATGCTGTGGGTAAGAAAGTACGTAATATTTCTAAAGCAGATAAAATAGTATTTGATGTAAAAAATCAATGGATAATAGTAGACGTAGAGGAACTTAGAGAATATTGTAAAAAAACCAAGTTAAAACAAGTGTTATTGAAAGATTTGATATTTGAATTAGATTGGAATATAATAGTATCAAAAAACTAAAAAGCTTATATAGTGAGACTCCATGCTACAAAAAATAGGATTTCAGCCAGGTATAAATAAACAAATTACTCCTACAGGAGCAGAAGGTCAGTGGGTAGATTGCGATAATGTTAGATTTAGATATGGATCACCTGAAAAAATAGGTGGTTGGAATCAATTAGGCACATTAAACGAAAACGAATTGACCGGAGCTGGTAGAGGACTACATCATTTTATAAATAGCTTATCTAGAAAGTATGCAATAATAGGGACAAATAGAATATTGTATGCATATTCAGGAGGTGTATTTTATGACATACACCCTATCCAATCTACAACAACTCTTACAAATGCATTTAGCACGACTAATGGATCACCCACAGTAACTATAACATATTCTAGTGCACATAATTTAGTGCCTGGTGATATATTGTTAATGGATAATTTTACGGCTATTACAAACTCAAACTTTGGTGCGTCAGATTTTGATAACAAAAAATTTATGGTTGCAAGCACACCAACCAATGTAACAGCAACAATAACAATGCCATCTAATGAATCTGGATCTGGTGCTACAACATCAGGTGGTATTAGAATACAAAAATATTACACTGTTGGTCCAGCAGTACAAGCACAAGGATTTGGTTATGGTTTAGGTTCTTGGGGTGGAGAAGCTGCCGGTGCTATTACAACAACTTTAAATGGGGCTTTAGGTGACAACACAGCAGGAACGGGAGGATCAGGGACCTCTATTACATTAACAAGCACAACCAATTTTCCAGATTCAGGTACAAACTTTATTCAAGTTGGTAATGAAGAAATTTCTTATACAGGTATTTCCGGAAATAATTTAACAGGAATTACAAGAGCAGTTAGAAACTCTACGAGGTCTGCACACTCTGATGGTGCAACAGTAACTAATTCATCAGACTATGTTGCTTGGGGTGAAGCCGCATCAGGAGATTTAGTATTAGAACCAGGAATGTGGTCACTAGATAACTTTGGTGATAAAGCTATTTGTTTAATTCATGATGGTGCTGTTTTTTCTTGGGACTCTAGTCTATCTAATGCAACAGATACAAGAGCAACAATTATAACTGGTGCACCAACTGCATCAAGACATATGTTAGTATCTACACCAGATCGTCACTTGGTATTTTTTGGAACAGAGACAACTATCGGAGATACATCTACACAAGATGATATGTTTATTAGATTCTCGGATCAAGAAGATATAAATACATATACGCCTACAGCAACTAATACAGCTGGTACACAAAGACTGGCTGACGGATCACAGATCAGAGGAGCTATTAGAGGTAGAGATGCAATCTATGTTTGGACTGACACGGCGTTATTTACACAACGTTTTGTTGGTCAACCATTTACATTTGCGTTTGCACAAGTTGGAACTAACTGTGGACTTGTTGGACAAAACGCATGTGTTGAAGTTGATGGTTCTGCATATTGGATGTCAGAAAATGGTTTTTTTAGATATGCAGGTAAATTAGAATCACTACCTTGTTTAGTAGAAGATTTTGTTTATGACAGTATAAATTTAGCATCTGGTAATCAAATGGTGTCAGCAGGATTAAATAATCTGTTTGGTGAAGTTATATGGTTTTATCCAGAAACAGGATCTAGCGTTGTAAATAGAATGGTTGCTTATAATTATTTTGATTCATCACCACAAAGACCAGTGTGGACAGTTGGTAGTTTAGCAAGAACAATGTGGCGTGACTCTGCTGTATTTGGTTTACCACATGCATTGCAATATGATGCTAGCACTGATACATCTTTTGATGTTGTGGGCAACACAGAAGGTAGAACAAGTTACTATGAACACGAAACAGGAACTGATCAAAATAGAAATGGTACAATAACAGCTATAACAGCAAACATATTGTCAGGAGATTTTGATATTACACAACAAAGAGCATCAGCTACAGGACAATCTACAGGTGTTGCAACATTTAGAGGAGATGGTGAATTTATAATGAAAATAAGAAGATTTATACCTGACTTTATATCACAAACAGGAGCAACTAGAGTGACTTTAAATTTAAGAAATTTTCCAAACGACACTGCATCTAGTTCATCTCTTGGACCTTTTGATATTACAACATCTACACAAAAAGTTGATACACGTGCAAGAGCAAGAGCTATAGCATTAAAAGTAGAAAATACATCATCTAGTCAAAGTTGGAAATTAGGGACATTTAGATTAGATACACAACCAGATGGACGTAGATAATGGCAAAAATAGTACAAGTATTAACTAGACCTGCATCTGAATATGATTTAGGCACAGCAGAAGCACAAGTAAGAGATCTTGATGCAATTGTAGAAAAATTAAATACAACATTTCAAGAAGAATTAAAAGATGAGGTAGAAGCACAAAACTTCTTTTTAAATTAATGGCAAATAATTTTATAAATAAAAAAGTAGATTTAACAACAACTGATTTAACTACACTGTATACAGTGCCTAATTTTAAAGCTGCTGTTGTAAAATCTATATTAGTTTCTAATGACTCAGGATCGGGTTGCAATATAGACGTTACTTTGGTAGATGCTAGTGGTAATATATTTAGTTTATTTAAAACAAAGACCATAGCAACAATTACTACAACAGAACTTTTAACTAACCCACTTATAATGGAAGAAAGTGAGATATTAAAGGTGCAAGCATCTGACGCGAACGAACTGCACGTCATAGCTTCAATATTAGAAATACAGCCAAGAGAGGTAACAACATAATGCAAGTAATAAAACCAACAAAGGTAGAAACAACGTACAGACACAAGGAAACAGGGGAACTTTTTAAGGAAAGAAAAGACTGGGAATCAAAAGGTTATAAGGAAGAAGACATGGCTCAAGACGTAAATGTTGTGATGCCAAGTCTTGATTTATTTAGTAAAACAAAATAGAATAGAACGATGGCCATAGATAAATCAATAGATTATGTAGAACAAGACGGTTACAAGAATTATATAAAAAATTCTAAATCTGTAACTGTTCCTAAAGAATTTAAATCTAGATCTGACGCAACACCAACAAAACTAGCATACATTACAAAAGATGAAGCTAAGATGTTGAAGAAAATGAAAAAAGGCACACCGCACAAAGGACCATCCGGTATACCTAGTTATGATTCTTTTGATGCACAAGGTAGTTTTAGATCAGGTGAGGAAATGAGCGCTGCAGAAAGAGGTGATGCAGGTGCTTTTGGTAATGATCCTGGAGCAAGACAAGAAGCTCAAGACATAAGATCATCTGTTATAGCTGCAGGTGCAGGGCAAAGAGTTAATCCAGGTTTTTTTGATAGTAGAGATACAGTATCACCGGCAGAGTTAGCAAGAGCTAAAGCATTTAATCCTACTGCGTTTAGACAAAATCGTGGTGGTGGTATTATGAACTTTATAACTAGTGGTGGATTGTTGGGAAATTTAGCAAGAAGTCTTGGACAAAGATTAGGTTTAGGTAAAAGATTTAATGAGCCTACTTATGATATGCGTCAGTTCAGTAATCCTACTTTTCAAGATGATTTGGATAACGAAGGTTTATTGTCATTAATTAATGATACAAATTTAAATGATATAGATTTAGGAAATCCATTAGGTGATGATAGAATTGTTCCAGAAGAACAAGGTTTAGAAGGTGATGGTAGCTATAAAATATCTTCTAGTCCTTTAAGTTTAAGTGACACTGAACTTCAAAACAGAATAAATATTGCAAATCAATTTGATTTACCTATTGATTATTCTGATTCTGATCTTAAAGCTAGAACAATAAGAGCAATGACACAACCTGGAATTTTAGCTACGTTAGGACCTAATAATATTGGAACTGTAACTGCATATGATCCTTATAAAGAAATGTATTCATCTTCACCAAATAATCTTAGTAGTGATGTTAATCCTGAATTTAAAAATATGATTATGCAAACAGGATTAAGTAAAAAACAAAAACAAATTTTAAATAGACCTGATGTTAGATTTAGTATTACAGATCCAACAGGGTCAGAACAAGAAGCAGCCATAGATAGTTTGCTTGACCAAGGTTCTGGTTTTAAAAGTTTAGGAGATCCAGACGATCCAGCAACTAAACAAGATATTAAAAAATTTTATGGAATAGATGTATAATGGCAATA